TAACATTAATCGGGTCACCACATGGGCCATTACGATTTTTGGCTATCAAAAACCTCCCCTTCCTTATCGGGTCGCCATTGTCAGGCTTGTTGTACCAGATGAATATGATATTATCAGCGTCCTGCTCGATGTTCCCGCTCTCTCTAAGGTCGCTCATAACTGGCTTGCAATCATCCTTGCCATCCTTGTCCTTCCCTTTCCTATCCTCTACCTCGCGGCTAATTTGAGCTAGTGCCACTATAGGAATATTGAACTCTTTTGCCATACGCTTTAACTCTGCCGTCAACTCTCCTACCGCCTCATATCGTTGTTTATTGCCTGCGGTTTTCATGAGCTGAACATAATCAACTACCACCATGCCTAGATTTTCAACGTGTCTATAGTTAAATTCCTTTATCTGATTACGGATATGGGCGATAGATAAGTGCGGGGTATCGTCAATAAACACATTAGATTCAACAAGGTGTCCTTGTATTGGCCCTAGTTTTGCGAAATCCTCGTCAGTCAAATTCCCAAGTCTTAAACGGTTAGACGCTATTCCCGACCTTTGATTAATTCTACGTATCCCTATTTCTTCCAAAGTCATTTCGCAACTAAAGAACGCCACAGGGAGGTTGGTGAGGGTGGTAGCCCCTTCGACTATATCTAATCCCATAACTGACTTTCCTTGCCCCGGTCTTGCCCCTATAATCGTCAAAGTGCCCTTCGCCAAAAAACCCAACACTTCATCTGTTTTGTGGTAGCCAGTAGGCATCCCATTGTAGTAGTCGCCGTCTAACCTTCTATTAAAAGCCTCCTCTATGCTATTAAAGGTTTTATGAGTAGCCTTTCCGGAGCTAACCAACCCGCCCGGCTTCTCCTCTAATTTAATTACCCCCTCTAGTTTCTCTATATACTCACTAGAGATTTCATCTGGCGTATTAGTGAGAGTCCCGGCGCTATTAATTACCTCGACCGATAGCCTCATCAGGTTCCTGCGCTTTGCATAGTCGCGGAGTATATCGGCATACTTTGAGGCGTTAGAGGATAGAGGAACGACATCAGGAAGATTAGCTACATATTCTAATTGCACATCTTTATGGTTTAGAAATTCAAGCCTGTGCATTATTGTGATAGTATCTAGCTCCTCCTTCTTCTCAAATATCTGGTGTATCGCTTCCCATATATACTGATGAGTAGTATTATAAAAGCAATCCCTGTCAATAGCCCCGATATTTAGTATCTGGTCGGCATCTACCATCAGTGAGCCTAGTAATGCCCTTTCAGCTTCGAGATTATGTGGTTGTTCAATGTCGGCAAGTTTCAGCATAGTCCCCTCTAAAAATTAAGCCCCTCTATTATATCATAAGTTATATCTTTTGTGGTATAATATTTTGTAGTTAAATTTATCACATAGAGACATGGTTAAAAAAAGTATTTCGATAGAAAGTTATCAAGAAGAAGCCCTAAAGAAAATAATAAGCGAGACAGCAATTAAGTCGGAGAGCGAGATAATTCGTGCAGCTCTCGATGAGAAATACCCCGAACTAATGAAAGAGATGAGGCGCAAGCATACAGAAGTCAGGGGATAGCTCATGGCTCAATCATTTATAAAGCTGATACGCTCGCCAGCGGTAGATAATCTTCTCAAATACCCCAACTGCTTTACATTATTGACAGTTATAGCGCTCCGCACTCAACGAGAAGGTGAACATCAGGGCGAGGCAATGATAGGGGATATTGAGAATTATGGGATGACACAAAGTGAGTATCGGGCAGCAAAAAAGAGATTAGAAAATTTAGGGGTCATAACAAGCAGAACGACAAACAGAGGCACTATTGCAAAGATAGTGGATAATACCATCTTCGACTTAAATATTTCAATGAACGACAAGCAGAACGACAAGCAGAAAACATCTAATTATGAAGAAGAATTTGAGCAGTTTTGGAATGCTTATCCGGCCCGTAATGGGAAGAAGGTCGGGAAGAAAATGGCTCACAAAGAATTTATTAAGGTTATGCCAGCGGTGCGTTTTGAGGTTTTGATGGAGGCGGTCAGGGGTTATGCTGTGAGTTGCAATGGCTTCCCGAAGGACGCTGAGAGGTTCCTAAAGCATGAGATATGGAAAGACTGTTTGGAAGGGGATAGGCCAGTGGATAAAGAAGTAGCTGACCCGTGGTAACAAAAAAAGCCCCTCAATAAAGAGGAGCCTTGTTTATCATAGGGTCTATGAATCGGCGATACCGGTTTCGGTCAGTGTTACACTTTGCCGTGATGTGAGTATATTATAGCATATTATCTCAAAGACTTTATTTCTACTACCTTGCAACTACCTATCATATAAGATTCACCCTTCATAACCGCCCCTTCTAGCGGGTTAGATACCCATCTTTTGAGAGTAGATTTAGGCTTGTGGGCATTTTGCGAAAGTGCGCCCAATATTCTTGTCATTTCCTGTTGTGACATTACCTGTAGTTGCGCCGCTTGTTGCCTTCCTATGCTTTGTTGAGCAGATAAATGATACTCGTCCGCGAAATGAGAATATTGAGACCCATATAAACCTGCTCCTAATTGGCAAAGAATACACATCTTATTTACCCTCCCTTCTTCTTTTCTTTATTTGCGTTTCGTTGTTCTTTTGGCGTTTGGTCATTATGCGATAGATACGCTGGATTAAATCCCTGTCTCCCCGAACTGATTTGCCATCAACGATTAATGTTGAGTTATCAGTGGACGTATATAGATTATTACCCACATATCCATCGTCAAATAGAATTATATCAATTTTCTCCTTCTTCCTTCCGGCCCCGCGTGGGTTGTGTATCTTATTTACCATTTTCAATCTCTCCTTTCTTAATCTTAATTTCAACTTTCTGCAATGCCTTGAGCTTGATTACTGCCTGTATCTTGTCAAGTCCTATCATGTACGGCCTTTCTTTTATAATCTTAGTTCGCAGCTCTTCCCGTTCGTTCTTTGTTAAATTAGAATATTCTAATATTCTTGCATTCATTGAGGTGATGTCCTGAGTTACCAGTTTCGATTTATCCATGATTCGTTTCTCCTGTAGTATTTATAAATTTGATTTTAGACGCATCAAACAGCCTTTGCCGTGTGTCGGGATAGGTCATAATAAAAAGCCTCCTATTTTTGACACGTGGGTCATTTATTTTGCAAGGTTCGTGATTTGTACTGTTCAAAATATTGTCTTGCTCCTTTGCGCGTTGTAAAGCATTTGCCCGTGAAATTATCAATATAAGAGGGAGCCTTTATCCATCTATCGTATCTCATTATCTGACATTGCCCCGTTGCGTTATTGTACGCTATAACCCATTCATGATTCATAATATCACCCCTATAAAATTATTTTAGCTCATCAGTACCGGCTTAACCGGTAGACGGGAATTATCCCGTTTCGCTATTCTTGGCAATAACTACAATCACATTTAACAAAAGGCGGGTTATTGCGACCACCCCAGCCATACTGAATAGTATTTATGATACGGCTTAGAGTAGTACGGCCCTCAATAAATTCATTGCTATTTTTGCGATTGTTCAGTATTTGCGCTCTTACCTGTTCGAGTTCTATTTTTTCATCATTATTACAGGTTGGTAGGGTTTTGTCCAGCTCACTGATTAAGAGTTGTTTATATTCTTTTGTGTTCATTGCTTATGCTCTCCTCAAATTTTAATTATTGCCGGATACCCTCCGGCGGGGGGTAGATGCTACAGCTCCCATTCTCTCCATGTGAGCGTGAGGGTATCAATAATTTTTTTATCCTCGCCATCAAAGTCATCTTCAAGGCAGGTAATAGATACATACCCAGCATCTTTGCCAGCATTTTTAGCAAGGTCTTTTGCTATCTCTTCGTAATGTAGGGCATCGGCTTCCGGCTCGTTCATGAGTACGCTCTCAGCTAATTCCTGTTTTCTCCTCCAATCCTGTACTGTTATTACAACTTTCATTTCTTTGCGCCTCCAGCGCTTTTATTATTTATTTCTCAATCTCGATATTGTCAAAGAGGGTTAGTCCTCTATTAAATTAGTAAGCCCGTTATATACAGTGGAGAATATTTCATCTTTTGCTTCGATTGTTATTACTGCGTTTGTCATTGTGTTATTCCTTTTGTGTTATGTTGTTATTATTTGCATTCACAGGCTTCCGAGTGATACAGCGGGCGCATCATGGAGCCTATATTCCTATCTTGCCAGTTCCCATTATCTATAGTGATAATCAACTCATTACCGCTTCTTATTTTAGCCTGTGGCGCTATTTCAAAAATAGTGTCGAACAGGTCACCGTGTACATGCCAGCAAGCATTTATCATCCTGCGTCCTGTCTGTCCACGTCTAGCCCCTGATTTTTTACTGTCCTTAACACGGATAGTAAAACGATAGGCAGTGCCTTTATTGTTTATTGCTTCCGGTGACTGGTTCCATATGATGTTGTTATCATATTTTTTGTTTATTGTCTCAAGCGCTTTATTTAGCTGCTCGATTGTGATGTTGTAGATTTTCATAGTTAAACCCCTTTTATGTTATTAATTACCAGCGTACAAGCTCATTACATTTGCAGATACATAACAGTTATAAAGCTTTGCTTTGCTAAATACTGTTAATTCAGGATATTCTGCGTTTATTTTAAGTGCCTGTGTCACTTCTTCCATTGTAACTTTTTTAGCTATGCACTTTGTGCTACTCCATATACTGATAGTATTATCATTATTTACTTTTATTTTTAAATGAGCCTGTCTCATTAGTACTCACCTCCTGCGTTCACGATATCCATATCGGTGATAGGTTCACTGCCTATTTGAATATCAGGTGTATGGAATACAATACCATTGCCAAAATCTACGATAATAGATGGATGTGTGATAATAAGTGCAGCTGTTATAACTGCTACTACTGCGATTGTGATAATGATAGATTTGTTCATGATAGACCCCTTGAAAGTTAATTAATTATTTGCTAACGATAATAGTATATCATTAAATTAATTATTTGTCAACTATTTATTTATAATATTGATATATATAGCTTTGATGATATTTTAGAGAGTAAAAATATACAGTAACAAGCAAACTAACGACCAAAACGAACCCAATCGAACATAGATACAGTGCTATTATACAGCATGTCAAAAAATCATCATTAACAAGCAGAATAACAAGCAGAGAAAAATTTATATATATATGTACCCGTACGCGTACGCATAAACATACAGATTCTAAAAAAAGAATATATAAAGCTATTTTTTTTTTTTTTTTTTTTTACAATATTATTATATTAATATATTAGTATTTGCTTATGGGAATTATAGAAGTAGTAGGAAGGGAGAAGGGAGAAGAGAAACAGTACAATATGTACATGAATGTAGAAAGGTGATAGGGGGAAATGTATATAAATGTAGCTCTCATCGTTTATATAAGTAAGCAATTATAACAGTCTGATAGCATCTATCTACCAACTAACCAGTAAACAAGCTAATATAAGTATATGCTAATATACCATAGTAACTTAAACACTAAAACAATAACATCGTGTAAACACAATCACTGTAATAATATACAGGATTATACATTACATAATATCTATTATCAGACCAACAAAGTTATATATTAGTATCGTACACATGCGAGGTCTTTTGAATTATACGATACCTAGGAAGGCAAATTAGGCAATGTAATCCATCTTGATGTATATAGAGTTGCTTTTGAGATTAAAAGGGCTAAAAAAGGCTTATACCCCCCTCACCCCTTTCAGTAGATGTCAGACTTGATTTATCCAGTACCTTCTCTCCAACTCGATAAAAAATTAACTAATTGCCTAATAGTCAAAGTTGTAGTATAATAGTGGCATGAATAAACAAACAATAAACGACTTAGTAAAGAAAACTCTCGAAACCTTTAACCCTCAAAAAAAGGAGGGGGATAGTACTTCTCTTTATAGATGGACAAGCGTAAAAAACCATATCCCTACACGAGAAGAACGAATATCGTGGGATAAACGAGGGGCTATTTTGGTTGCTAGTTATAACCACTATGCTAATGAACGTATTATTTATATCTCCGAGGACTTAACCCTATACGAAGAGGATGAGGATGTCACCCACTGGATGCGACTACCTAAATTACCGGAGATAGATAATGGCTGAATTAAAAAGATATAAACTAGACGGATAGGTGGATGTTAAAGACTACCCTATTCCGTTAGATTTAGATGTAGTTGCAGTAGATAATAGTGAATATACCGCCATAGGTAATATGACGAAAGATGGATTTATATTACATAAGCCACTAGCTACCTTTAATGAACATAAAATAGTTGCGTGGATGTTTAGTATAGGAGTACCAAAAACACATGGCTAAAGTAGGACGTAAAATAAAGGACGTTAAAGCGGAGATAAAAGAGCGTGACGAACTCCGTACTCAAATAGCTGAACAAATAAAGCATATGAGGGATAATGGTGTTCCTGAAAGCATTATAAAGAAAAAACAAGAGGAACTAGAAGCTACTATCAACCCTCGTATCAAAGTAAAAGAAGATACAATTGCCGTCAAGAGGAATGTTAAACGTGTGTCTTTCTCTCTCCCTGAACTTGTATTAGCGGTACAGACAGGATATTCCATGGGTTATCTACGTGATTTCGGGTTAGGATATGCCTTTCTCCACGAAGATAACGGGAAAGTATTGACAGATGATTTCGTTAAACGCCATGAATTAGAGCCTCTTATGAATAAATTGTCTGCCTCCGTATCAGGTATAGCGGTACTCTCACCAGAAGATGTGTTGCGTTTAATTAGTGAGAAAGCCAATAATGGTGATATGGCAGCTCTGAAGATATTGAATGATAACAATAATAAGTCGGGTGAGCAGGTGAAGGTTAAGGAGATATGGGACTTAGCGGAGAAGGAAAGGGAGAAGATATTTATCCGGCAGGTGGAGTATATCTTGGAGCACCCCGATGAGATGAGGGAGAGAATTGAGAAGATTAGGGATGAGGAGGTATAGATGTTCTCCTACCGCCCCGGCTCGCATCCTAAACACCCTATCTATGTCAACGACATAACCGAACTGCCTAAATATGACGGCGGGGTGTACACATTCTATCTGCTCGAATACCTCCGCCGTACCCATAAACTAGGGTATATCTACGAAAGCGTGGATGAGATAGCGAAAGGGATGTATGTGTCACCGAGACAGATATACAGGGGACTGGATTTGCTTAAGGTCTTAGGCTATATCAAACCTAAATCTAAGAAAACGTGGTGGCTGACAGAGAAATGTTGGTATTAAATGTGGTATAATATAGACAAATTCTATGGAGATACTAGACATGGGTAAGAAAGGGGGTTGTAAATAATATGCCAAAAGTAAAGAAAGGGGAAATTCGTAATGATTACGTGTCCCGTGCTGTCCCGCAGATGATAAAAGAAGGCTTAACGCAGAAACAGGCTGTAGGCAAAGCCGAAGGGGTGTACACTAGCGCTAAGAAGGGGAAGAAATAATGAAAAACGCGCTGAAAGGGTTCTTGAGAATAAATCATAATGGGGTCGAGATATATGTCAACCCGCTATGTATCGAGACGTATCAGGCTCGCCAGACCCACGATAACTCCTCGGTAGATGAGATGTTGATCGTTATGGGTAGCGGTCAGGTCTTTGTCGTTAGCGAGAAGGACTTCGACCCGGAAGGATGGGAGAAGAAGGAAGAGGCGAAGCTGGTAGCCCAGCGCGAGGCGGAGAAAGCTGCTGAGAAAGCTCGTAGAGAACAGGAAGCCAAAGACCTCGCTGAGATAGAGAGGGTAGCGAAAGAAAAGAACGCCGCTGAACACGGTGGTGACGAGGCGACCCAGCCTAAACGGGGCGGCAAGGCTAGAGTAAAGTGAAAATCACCTGTACCCCACTCTACCCTGACGAGATAGACCCCGGCGAGATACCTCCTTTTCTGTCGGAAGAAGAGCGGAGAATCTTCTCTGCGCAGGTTCGTAAGTGCGCCAAGGGTATAGTACAGGCCAAAATAGATAGGATGACAAGAATATTGCAAATCCCTAGGATTAAAGTAGATGACTAGCATCCCCTTCACAGATGAAGAACTCGTAGTCACGGAGGCTATGCTCGGCATACATAATCTGTATTATCTGGTGAAGAACCATATAAACATGTATGCCGACAATCCTAAAAAGGATAAAATAGCTGAACATCCGCATAAAGAAATGTGCGACTTCTTGCAAGCCTGTAAGGAAGAGCCTAATGACGGGGAACTCCAAGAGTATCTATTTATTACTCCCCGCAATACCCAGAAAACTACCTGCATGGAAGGCTCAGTTATCCAGTCTATCCTACGCGACCATGACGCTGAGATAATCATAGATAGCGAGGTCTACGGGAGGGCGCTGGATAGGATAAGCAATATCCGCAACATGTTTGAGAGTACCCGATTTAAGAAAATCTATGGGGATTTCAGTAGTGATCGGGGATGGACAGGAGAGGAGTTATTTGTCAGTAAGAGGACTATTGTTTCCCGTAACCCTACCTTATCCGGGGCTGGGGTAGAAAAGACTATCGTGGGTGTCCACTGTAAAGAGAAGAACAATGATGACGTTGTGGGCGCTGATAACTCGAAAGACGAGGCTGGCCGGGCGAAGGTTAAAAGACACCTTGACCTGGACGGCCCAGTTGTCGGTACGGGCGGCAAGATATTAAATACTGGTACTATTTGGCATGATGATGATGCTAATAGCCAATCGCTAAAGCGGTTTCCTCCACACCGTATCTACCGCCGCTCCTGCTATAATGAGGATAACGCCGTATTTTATCCCGATAGAGTATGGCCGGAGGGCTTGTGGGCTCCGAACCTCTTGACCGAGAAATTTCTAACTAGCGAAAGAGATAGGCTGGGGATATATCTCTTCGGCTGCAACTATCGTAACCTCCCTGTCACCGAAGAAAACCAAACCATTAAACCGGAGTATTTCCAATATGCTGTACCACCTGCTGAACAGACTACTTACCGATTTGCCGTTTGTGACCCTGCGTTCTCTGACAAAGCAAATTCTGACTATACCGCCATAGCGTTACTCTCGGTAACGGCGGACAGGCATATATATATCGAAAACGTGTTTAGAATCAAGACTAAGCGACAGGGCGATATACTGGATAGGTTTATTAAGCTGAAAGAGGATTATCCTAATCTCCGAAAGATAGGCATAGAGGCTGTGGCCCAATCCCGTAATATTGCAGAAGATATGAATAATGCCCTTAGACTACTAGAAAAAGACTGGCGCATTATTCCTATCAAGACAGTATCGGGGGACGGAAGCAAGGTAGATAGGATAAAAGATGCTTTACAGGTACGCTATCAGACAGGTATGATATTCCATCATCCCTCAATGAAAGGTGGTAGTTATGAAGAAAATTTGCTACGGTTAGGTGCTACGCAGCATGATGATGAAGCTGACAGTGTGGCATTGGCATTTAAGGAGAAGGACTTTTTGTATTATCCTGCTCGAACAGCGGCGGCTAAGGACGGGAAGGAAGAAAAGACCATGCAGGACTTTATAGCAGAGAGTATGATTATCGGGAATCGTATAAAAATAGGTGGTATAATGAATAGAGGTTCAGACAAGTTTAATCTGGGAGCGTATAATAGAATCCATGAACAAAGAAGATAAGGCAAAAAAGACCAAGCAGGATAGTTGGGCGCGTAGAATAAAGCAGGCCAAAGAGAAGGAAAGCGTCAGGCATGAGGAAGGTACACGGTTCGTCAATTACTACCGCTCAAGGTTTTATTCGGCTACTTCAAAAGAGAACGAGGGTACGAATGGTAACAAGTTATTCGCCCAAGAACCACTAGTCTCGGTAAACGAGGTATTCCCTCATGCTGTAAATAAGCGTGATAACTTGTTCTTTAAGAACCCTGAATGTCTCCTTACCTCCAGAAAGAGCGGACCAAATGGTCGATACACAAAATTGGCTGAAATGATAACGGACTCGCTCCCTTTTATCTTTCAGAAAACAGATATACAGGCTGCTATGAAGGCTTGTCTATTAGATGAAGCATTGACTGGCGCGGGATTCCTAGAAGTTGGCTACTTCCACCCGATGCGTGTCGTCAATAAATCAGAACTATCTAACGAGGATGTGGCTAGACTACACGACCTCAATATGGGTAATATGGGGAACTCCTCATTAAATAACTTAATTGCTAAAACATCAGGGTATTATGATATTTCCTCGGTCGATGGCATGGAAGGGAAAGCGCTTATCCCAAATGTCACGTATAATAGAAAGATAAAGCCAAATATGCCATACGTCCTGCATGTGAAATGGGATAAGGTCTTTGACGACCCCGAAGCTGAGAGTGAGGATAGTATCTACTGGCGTATTAAGGAATTTCAGATGCCAATAGATGAGATAAAGAGTAATTATGGGATAGATGTGACCGCCGAGCCTACTAGCGATAACATGTTGGGAACCCTGTACGAAGTGCATATGATGTACCCTGAGAAGAAGATATTTATTATCAGCAAGGAAGGGGAGGTCGCTATTAGCACGATTAAGGATTATCCTTATAACGTAGAGGAGTTGAGTATTCACAAGTTCTCACTGAACAAAATCGGTAACAACGAGTGCTTTAGTGATGTCCGTATTTTTGAAGACCAACAGTTAGAGGAGAACAAGCTCCGTTCACGTCAGGCGAGGTTACTTGATATATTCAGAAACTATTTCTTCTTTGATAAGGAGATAGACCCTAATACAATGATGGATATTCGATATGCTGATGATGGCACGGGTATTCCGATAGACACGAGGGACAAGAAACTGAGTGACGTTATATACTTCCCCGGTTCACCACCTGCTCCGCGTGACCTAATGAATGAACTGGATATGCAAATTAGCAGGGATATATCCCGTATGACGGGTCAGACTGACGCACAAAAAGGTCAGGCTACAGGGGCATCGGCTACGGAGAACGGTATCATGCAGCGAGCCGGAGAGATAAGGATGAGTAGCCAGCGTGATGAAAGTATGAAGTACTTTGAAAGGGTCGTGGAGGATGTAATTCGTATATGCTTGCAGTTTTGGACACCGGAACAATGGGCGAAGGCAAGTGGAGGGGATGAAGCAGAAATAGGTGGGCTACTCCAATATGAGTACGAAAACTTCAAGTCTAATGTGGATGAGTTCGACTTTGACTTTCAGGTGAATATAGATAGCTCTCGACCTATCAACACAGATAGCGTGAGAGAGAACCTGACACTATTTATGCAAGCGGTCAGTAACCCCGAAGTTATGAACAACCCGATGATAAAGGCGGTTCTCCCGATTTATCTAAAAACTTTCCGACAAATAGTTAAGAAGGATGAGGTAGACGAGATAATGAAGATAGTCAACCAGCCTCCTGCGCCGCCTCCGCCTCCACCACCAGAGCCGAAGATGAAGAGTAGTATGTCTATTTCTATTGATTTCAAGGATTTAGAACCTCCGGTACAGTCCGCAATAATGGGTATGTGGGAGAAGGATATGAACGGTGATGAGCAACAGGTTGGGATGTCCCCCGATAATATGACACCAGAAGGAATGGGGATGTCCCCGCCACAGGGAGCTATGCCACCGGAGCAACTACCTATGGATCCGGCTCAGATAGGACAGATGGCTAATCAGGAATTTAACCCAAACTTAGGAGGGTAGAGTAGTATGATATGCACGTATTGTGGGGTAGAGCACGAAGCGAAACAGATATACCATATAATCAACGGCGTAGAAGTATGCCTATGTGAAGAATGCACTCAGAAACAAAGGAATTTAGGATGGGGCTTTGGGTTGATAACAGACAAGGAACGGGAAGAACAGTACAATAATTCCCCTCCGGCAGAGCAAGGGGTTTTCATTACTTATAAACCTTTCATAGACAGCTATGCCCTCGGCTCCCTCAGGGAACCAAAAACTTTTAGTAGCCACACCGCATGGGAGAATCACGCAAATAAGATGAACCCCGGAGCTTATGTCAACCACAAAGAATAATACGACTTTCACTATAGAGGAAGTCGAGAAAATCAAAAAGCAGATAAAGACTGCTTTCCCATATGTCGCAGTAAGGGAAGAGCAGGAGAATTTTGCGGAAGTTATGACGGTAATTGAGATAAGATTGAAGCACAAATAAAAAAGTTATGGTATAATATAAGCTATAGTTGACGGAACAACCGCAATTACCTAGAGAAATCTAAGTAGTTGCGGTTTTTTGTTGCTTAAAAAATAAGTTTGAGCAACGATAATGGCTATAAGAGCAACGGTTATCCGCCTCAGTATAGTAGGAATCGTCTCAAGGAGAGAAAGATGTCAGATGCACTATTAAACGCAACTATGGATAAGCTATTCGATGAGAAAGCTGGTACTCAGGCGACCCCTGCCCCAGAAGTCGTAGTAAGTCCAGAAGGCAAAGAAGGTGCTACGGAAGTAGTGGCTGTTGTAGAGGGTACGGAATCGGCACAAGAGGAAGATATTGAGATAGAGGTCGGTGAACGTAAGCTTAAAAAGAGCGAGTTAGAGCAGATACTCCGTGACAATGCGAATGATAATAACTGGAAACAGTCTAATGCCCGTAAATCGCAGGAAATAGCCGAAGAAAAAAGGCAGTGGGAAGCGAAACGGACTGCCGAACTAGCTGAGATAGAGGCTAATAAACAGGCGAAAATTGAACTAGACAGGATAAAGGCTACTGAGGAATACCAATTTATCCAAGAAAGGCTAAAGGAGAACCCTCAGAACACCGAAGTAGATGTTGCCCAGATGGTTGAGAGGTTGATAGCAGAAAGGGAGTCGAAGAAAGAGAACGACCAGAAGGCACAGGAGACCGCAAGGACTCAGGAGCAGTTTTGGAAGGGAGTAGATGAGAAGGGCGATGCGTTTTTTACTAGTAAGCTAGAGGAGATACGAGTACTCGACCCAACTTTTGACGTGGAGAGAGCGAGGTTAGATGGGACGTACTATACTGAAAATCCTATCCTGAAAGCAATGAGCGAAAATATGGGGTACGCCCTGCAAAAAGGGATTACCGATCCAGATAAAGCATTGCAATTTGCGTTTAACTCTGCTGTTGCTGCTCAGGATGGCGGGATAGATAAGATAGCTGAGTTCCATGCCTCTAAAAAGGTTGCAGGGATGGTAAAGAATATTGCTGGTGCTTCGACAAAAACTACCGCAATGTCTAGCAGGGCAGCAGTCCCTAATCCTGAACCGTACAACAAGAAGGATTTTGATTCGACCTACGATGCTATGTTTGACAAAATAAAAAAATAAGGATTAAAGGAGAGCATAAATGACTCTTGCAGCACAAACTAATGATTTTATCCTCATGACTCTATCAAGTTATGATGGATTCGCGAATCAGACAGCGGCACATGCCCCTACACTGAATGTGATAATAAAGGGCCCGTATAGCGAGACCAACCCTGATGGGCTAAAAGACCTCCCAGCTAAACTCGCTGGGGTAGGCGTAAAAACCAAGTCTATATCAGGCAAGGACATCAAAAGACAGGTCGAAATAGACACTACACCTAAAGGCGGTTGGCTGGCACTGACAGACCAGTTCCCTACAGGCCAAAACCAGTTTATGGCAGAGTTGACATATAACTACAAGATGATAATGGAACCGGCAGAATGGAATACCGCGATAGCTGAACAAAACGTAGGCTCTGGTGGTGGTCTAAATAAAGGCAATATCCAACTCAGGGATTATATCGCAACAATCAAGGATAACGCAGTAAAAAGACTTGGTAAAAGTCTGAATACTGCTATATGGAACGCTACCCCAACAGCACTCGCGTTGAACTCCATCCCGACAATCATAAAGGACGACCCTACCACAGCGCCTTCACAGGGGTTAATCGGTGGTATCGCCGCAGCTACGGCATACTGGCAGAACTATGCAAATACCACTGCTGTAACATTCTCTACCACAACTGGCGCACAGGGTCTTTGCCTCGGCACGGACAGGATGCTGGCAGATATGGATGAATGTAACCTGAACAGGGCTGGTTCTATCGAGCTGATAGTTATGCCTGTAGCTGGCTTCACACTACTCAGGAACACCCTCATTAAAACAAGGACGATGGTAGGTGGCGACCTTAAAATGGGTGGCGACATCATAATCCCATACGTTATGTTCAATGATACTCCTGTAGTGCCAGACCCTTCTTGCACAGCTTCCCATATCTACTACATGGACTTGGATAAGTTCTATCTGTGGTATCAGCATGGCCGTGAGCTTGGGTTTAAGGAGAAAGTACCGGGTATCAATACTCTCAATCAGGCAATGATGATAGGTATGATAGGTGAGCTCGGTGTTGAAAACCGTAGGACACAGGGCGTAAGCACAGCAGTAGCATTTACCTAATATAAAGGAGGAGAAGAAGACAATGGGAATGATTAAGCATAATACCGCACAGGACAGGGCACTCACAAGCACAACTGCGCTGGATAAGCTGGGCGACCTCACGATGGATGAGAATGGTGGGATGTATAGATATGTACAGGCGGGTGCTGCTATAGCGCAGTATGATGCGTGTATTCAGGGCACGGGGAGCTACGTGGTTATCCCTAGCTCTGCTGCTAATCAGGTATATCTGGGTTCGGCTCAGATAGCTTGTGCGTCCGGCTCGTATTTCTGGCTACAGATAAGTGGCAAACGTACCAATAAGGTAGCAGTAGGTACTGCCGCTGGCTCACCACTTGGCACAAATGCTACTGCTGGTACACTGGCTCTTATAGACGCTACGGCGTTTGGTGGAGTCGCTGGTGTAGCAGTAGTGACTGGTGTAGCGGCTGGCTCTGAAATTCTTTAATTAACGGGAGGTAAGGTATGGGATATAGCACAACTGACGAAATACAAACGCAGATACTGGAAGCACTCAACCTTACCTCCGCGCAGGACGGCTCGTTAGTTTTTAAGAAAATGGACGATGCCAATACTGAGATATATAATGACAGGGGCTGGTGGTGGTGGACGGCTAAGACGAAGTTCGACACCGTAGATGGGGTAGAGAAATACTATATCCCCCCTACTACCAGCACTCCTGTCACTATGGTCGCCAATGCCGCTACTATAGCAGCGATAGCGAATACTATATATGTATGTTCAGGGGCTATGACCGCAGCAGGAACATTAACCGTTCCGACTACAGCAGAAGTTTTCAAGATGACGAACTCTACCACAGGTGGCTTTGCTATAACAGTTAAGACCGCTGCTGGCACGGGTATATCAGTACCTAACGGTTCAACAGTGATAATGGCGTGTGATGGTACTAACGTAATCGCGGCATCTACTAATGGGAATACCCTGCCTTCGGATTTTCATAGAGCAATTGCCCTGTGGTACGAAGTAAGCGGCAACCCATACCCAATAAGGGTAGAAACAGAAATTTCAGCAAGCAGGGGAACTTATGGCATACAAACAGGTCACGGAACCCCTCAAATTATTAAATTATTAAAAGACCAAGAGATGGGGATATACCCTATCCCAACTGCCGGATATTCTATAGGGTTCTATTATTCAAAACTCCCTACGGCTATCGCTACGGGGCAGACACCAGAAATCCCGTGGAATCACAGGGAACTCCTATACTGGCTGACCTATAAGAAGGTCGCCGAAGCTCGTGGGCTAGAGTATGCTTACCCTATAGGGAATATGAATTATAAGATAGCGTTACAAGCGGCTCGCTGGGATTCTAACCAAAGAGTTATTGACAATGATTTATCCTCTATTAAACGGGGTAATTTAGCCTCCGCAATGCAGAATAGACAAGTTTTATTATATACTCCATAATGAGAAAAGCAAAAATACGGAATTTCAAGGGGCTGCATACTACTCAGGATAAGAAGCAGTTGCAACCTAATTTTGACAATATCGAGACCAAACTCCCTACTTGCAACAACTTCATGCCGGGCTATGACGGCTCTCTTTCTAAAGTCACTGGCGGAGCTAGGGTGGGGAGTAATTATACTACCCCTATTAAACCAATACAAGAATACCGTCTATCTACAGGCGAAATATTCGCACTTTTTTGGGCTAATAATTTGTTGTATAATGAGAATATCTCTACGGGGACCATAACACAAATTACTATTCCTGCTGGCATAACTATAACTGGTGGCGGTTATTTCTCTGAGACCTTTGCTGATAAATTATACTATTCTGATGGCACAAATGAACTCGTAGAAATATTCTATACTCCTAGTACTGGCTTATGGACGGTGCAATTAGCGAGTATGCAACCTCCGGCATCCCCATTGAGCGCAGCGGCATTATCATCGAATTATATACAAAGCTACTCTTCTTTGCCAGTTGATTTAACGAGTTGGACACCCCCAGCAACCATTCCCTCTCCCGCTCCCGGCGTTATGCTTGATATTGCCTATGGTACACTAGGGGTGAATAGCTACACTATCGCAGTAGGGGCGCATAATGGCGTATATAATATTATACACTCTCTTAATAACGGTACTACATGGGCGCAAGGGGTATCTAGTGGCGCCGATAATAAAACAGGGGTCGCTTTCGGGAACAATAAATTTGTTTGTGTAGGCATTAATGGAGCTAATTATAGTATTTATTATACCTCCTCCGGCACAACGTGGTCACTCGCCACGACAGGGACTGGTGCTTTATATAGCGTGACATATGCCAATGGTTTATTTGTCGCAGTAGGCGGGGCTGGTCTAGTTATGACCTCTATTGATGGTATCACGTGGACACCCCAGACATCAGGAACGGCATTAAACTTATATCGCATAACATACGGAGGCGGTTTATTTGTTGCTGTAGGTGCTAATGGGGGGACACTAGAAACAGTCTTGACTTCTATAGACGGTGTGACATGGGTAGATAGGAGTTTTTCAGAGACCTCTCCTTTCCCTTTGCAAGCTATAACGTATGGTAATGGCTTATTTGTTGCATCGGGAAATACTGCATATATCTATACTTCCCCCGATACTATAACATGGACAAAAAGAGTGCCGGGTGGGGCATCAATAATGTTTATAGGAAGCGTCTATGCCGCAGGTCAATTCGTCCTTGCAGGTTCAGGGGGATATATGTACTCCTCTATTGATGGTATTACGTGGACGAGCCATGCGACAGGAGGCGGGGCGTTAGAGCAGTTATATGGCGTAGTATATGCGTCAAGTCGATATGTCACAGTAGGGGGCACTTCTAGTGTTGGGACGATTTATTCAAGTTCGTCTTTATCTATTACAAATATAGTCGAAAGTGGTGATTGGATATACTGCCTTTATACATCAGGCACAAATATTTACTTAGCTCAATTTGATACCTCACTCAATCTTAATCAAACACCAAAATTGCTTGGCACGACCACCGTAGTAGGTAACCTGCTTGCAATAGATGGAGGGGGGAATGCTTGGGTTAATATAAATAATGGTGGGTGGAGAATACAGCAATACAAGGTGGGCGATTTGTCTACTAATCTCTATAAAACTATTAATCCTACGGTCATGCGTAATGCTCCTGACGGTACGATATATGCGGGATGGAGTAGTGGTGGAGTAGTGTCATTAGCAAGAATACAATCTACCGATTTAGTGGCAGGACAACCTGCCTTATATACCTCTGCGTCTATAACTGCTACTGGATTGTCAGGATTTGATATTGACATACAACAGTCTACTGGGAATTTACTCGTTGCTATTGGAGGTGTAGGGATTAATAAGGTCTACAAGTATGATGCCACTTTTATCACTGCTACTGCCTTGGTATTCGCTACGAGCGCCGCCACAGTAACTTATTCTGCCATTCGCAGTAGTTCATTATATACTTATATATATAGCTCTGATTTAACGGTTAAGATATATAATGATAGCAACGCCTTATTAACAACTATTGCATTAACTGGTACGGGCAATGAGTTTTCTACTATCGAGGATGACCTAGTTGGGCGCTTAACTAATCTAACTATCTATTCAGGGAATGGGAATATCGTTACCCCTACAACTATTTCGACTGCGATAACCAGGCTTGGCTATAGTGTAGGGGGTAAGCGTATATTGTACAGTGTTAGTGGTAATGACATCAACACTTATGAGTACCCAATAAAGCAGAAATCATTTATTCAAGGGGTAACTTCGGTATCTTATGCCCTCCCTGTCGCCAATAACAACAATATCTATGTGCAGAATGGTGGGAATATCACAGAAATAGATATTACGACAAACAAAATAGGCAGACAATGGGTAGGGGATAATCTAATTGTAGATGCTAGTTCGGATAAGATATATTCTACTAAAATGGCTCCGGCGGGTTATGCAAATACTCCATTTATGTATTGGACAGATGTAGTTTCTAACATAGTGATAACATCAAGTGATTATACTCCTAGCACTGGATATGCCGTCCTGACTACATATGCGAATATCGCAACCTCTAATTATTTTATAACAGCAGGGAGATATGCGGCTAACCCTTCCCCATATACGTCCACCTATATAAAATTCTATAGTAAAAATGGAGTATTGGCTAAGTCCACAACGACTTCACCAGATGGTTCAGCGAACGCTGTCACGTATTGCGTTGCGGCAAATGACTCCTACGCCACATATCTTTATAGAGACCCTGCTTTATTGAGATTTATCGGGTTACAATCCCTTACAACTATCGCTAGTGTTCCGGCAACGCTTGATATTACTGCCGTGTCTACAAATCTCAATGGAATAGCGATAGATAACTCAAATAATGTCTATACTTTATCTGGCGGTGTCCTCAAAAAATACAATTCATCATTAGTATTACAGGCGACTTATAGTGGAACAATCATAGCACCTACAGCAGCAAATACTCGTTGTCTGGCTTTCGGGACAATTGCCTTGAATGGAGTAAATACAGATGTATTAATCATTAGTTCACAGAATAAAACATATATTCTAGATACTTCTTTTAACCTCATAAAAGTGCATACATGGGAAACAGGAGAGATACTAAATTCTACGATAAAGAATAACGCTATTTATTGCTGTATTAATTACGGAGGCACTGACGCTATAGGGGTACTAGCAATGTATAGTAGCGGGGTTGGCTCTGGTATTTATACATATGAATATACTTACTACAATACAACTTCGCTAAAAGAAACTACGGGTTCTCCTGTGAGCATCCCGCTGAATTTGGTTAATCAAACGCCAGTATTATCATTACCAACTAGCTCAACCAGTAAACGAATTTACCGTAATATTAACGGTACGTATTACCTTATCGGGGAGATAGCGGCAGGGGCTACTAGATTTGTCGATAGGGTGAGTGATGAGACCGTATTACTCCAAAATATCACGATACCGTTATATAACTACCCAGCTCCGAAGGGGTTGAAGTATCTTACGGCTCATAAGAATTATCTCTTTGGGACTACGATAAGTAATCAGGTGATATTCTCGGATTTAGAGAATCCTACGATATTCCCGCCTCAGAACTTGTTACAGGCTCCTAATAATCAAGGGGTAATCAAGGCAATCAAGAGCAGTATCCTCGACCATCTACTCATATTCCAAGACGATGCTATCACCCATATAGCGGGGGCAGGTTATGGATATGCTTCTGAATATATAAACGATTTAGGGTTTTACCAATATACTTCTACAAAAACAGTGGGAACGATTAACCACAACACTATTAGGATAACTGATACGCCAGAAGGGGCTAAATGCTACTTCCTGTCCGATAAAGGTATCTAT